ACTTGAAGTATTACGTGAAGAGTTGCCACTTTCCAAATGGCAAGCCCAGTATCAACAAGATCCGACTTCTGAAGAAGGCGCGCTGGTTAAACGCGAATGGTGGAAGATCTGGGAAAAAGATGCACCGCCTCCCTGTGAGTTTGTGATCCAGTCTTGGGATACCGCATTTACAAAATCCGAACGCGCGGACTATTCCGCCTGTACCACTTGGGGCGTCTTTTATCTTAACGAAGACCCCAATGATGCCAATATCATTTTGCTTGATGCCGTTAAAGAACGGATGGAGTTCCCAGTTTTAAAAGAACGCGCTTTGGAATATTACAAAGACTGGACACCCGATGCGTTTATTGTGGAAGCCAAAGCGTCCGGCGCGCCCCTAATATTTGAACTGCGCCGTATGGGCATCCCAGTACAAGAATTTACACCTACAAGGGGTAATGATAAAATCAGCCGGGTAAACTCCGTGTCAGACCTGTTTGCGTCTGGCAAGGTATGGGCTCCATCCAAACGATGGGCAGAAGAAGTCATTGAAGAAATGGCAGCCTTCCCCAATTCAGACCACGATGACTTAGTGGACTCTACAACCCAAGCTTTGCTGCGCTTTAGACGCGGTGGCTTTATACGACTCCCCAGCGATGAAATGGACGAACCAAGGGAGTTTAGAAGAAAGGTAGCCTACTACTAATGGATTACTCGCAGAACCTATTGGACAAAGCGCAAGCTGAGTATCCATTTATCAAACAACACAATCCGATTGTCACAATTGGAAAAGGTGAAGGTTTTGCTGAAACATATCCTATTGGTGAAGAAGGCTCTCCTACTGAACCACGTCCACAAGAGTATCCAATTGACCGCCATGTAATTGAAATCCGGCGGCCCGGTGATTTTACCCACCACGATCTAGCCGGGGAAATGCTGCACATTGATCCTGTTGCCAATACAACCCGTGACACATTGATGACAACGTGGAGTCCAAAGCAACTTAAAACTTTAGAAAAACACGCTAAAGACTGGCAAGCAACATTAGATGAAGGCCGTCCGGTTCAAGATGCGATTAAGAATGCAACCGACTCAGCGATGCGCGGCCATTTATTAAAGCAGTGGCCAGAAAGCATTAACAAAGAATTAGAGTACCGCCAAGAGCAAAAACAATTATTAGAAGGATTGGGAAAATATCTTAAAACCCAGCCTAAGAGTAACGCAATAGACAAGCCATTAGATGGCGGATCAAAGTTAATTTAAGGAAAGCATATGGCAATTGATAAAGCATTTTATGAAGCCCCACAAGGGATTGCTGCAATCGGAGCTGAACAGCCAGACATTGAGATTGAACTCATAACACCAATGGATATGGAAGTAGATATTGATGTTGAGGAAGATGACTTTAGTGCCAACCTTGCTGAAGAGTTATCCGAATCTGTATTGACCATGCTGGCCGGAGATTTGGTTGCCGATTTTGAAGGCGACATTGCTTCTCGTAAAGACTGGATTCAAACCTATGTAGATGGACTAGAGCTCTTAGGTCTCAAGATTGAAGAGCGCGCTGAACCATGGGAAGGCGCTTGCGGTGTCTATCACCCTATCCTAGCCGAAGCCGTAGTCAAGTTTCAATCCGAAACCATTATGGAAACCTTCCCAGCTTCTGGCCCAGTGAGAACGCAGATCATTGGCAAAGAAACAGCTGAAAAGAAAGAAGCCGCCACCCGCGTTCAAGATGACATGAACTATCAATTGACTGATGTCATGCACGAATACCGCCCTGAACATGAGCGGATGCTCTGGGGTATGGGTTTATCAGGTAACGGTTTTAAGAAGGTTTACGTTGACACTAGCTTAGATCGTCAGGTATCTATGTATGTTACCGCTGATGATTTAGTGGTTCCTTATGGCGCATCTAGTCTTGAATCCGCTGAGCGTATTACCCATGTGATGCGTAAAACAGAAAATGAAGTGCGCAAACTTCAGGTCGCCGGTTTTTACCGCGACATAGATTTAGGTGATCCCGTCAACGTCATGGACGAGATTGAAAAGAAAATTGCAGAGAAGCTAGGTTTTAAAGCAACTACCGATGACCGCTTTAAGATTTTAGAAATGCACGTAGACCTAGATTTAGAAGGCTATGATCACAAAGATGACAACGGCGAACCCACCGGTATTGCCCTGCCTTATGTAGTGACCATTGAAAAGAACACAAACAAGATTTTAGCAATCCGCAGAAACTGGGAGCCAGATGATGAGAAACATCAAAAGAGACAGCATTTTGTTCATTACGGCTATATTCCGGGCTTTGGTTTTTATCACTTCGGTATTGTTCATTTGCTGGGGGCTTTCGCTAAGTCTGGTACTTCTATCCTCCGTCAGCTGGTTGACGCTGGATCACTTGCCAATCTGCCGGGTGGTTTTAAGACCCGTGGGTTGCGGGTAAAAGGGGATGACACTCCAATTGCTCCGGGCGAGTTCCGTGATGTAGATTTCCCTTCAGGCGCAATGAAAGACAACATCATGCCCTTGCCATACAAGGAGCCAAGCCAAACTTTGATTCAGTTACTCAACCAGATTATTGACGATGGCCGCCGCTTTGCATCTGCAGGCGATTTAAAAGTATCCGATATGTCTAGCCAGTCTCCAGTAGGAACTACGCTGGCAATCTTGGAGCGCACACTCAAAGTGATGTCCGCTATTCAGGCGCGTATCCACTACGCAATGAAGCAAGAGTTTAAGTTACTCAAAGAGATTATTGCTGACTACGCTCCAGAAGAATACGCTTACGAACCTGATGTTGGTAATCGTAAAGCGCGTAAAAAAGATTACTCAATGGTTACTGTTATTCCGGTCTCTGACCCTAATGCCGCGACCATGAGTCAAAAGGTTGTGCAGTATCAGGCCGTTCTGCAGTTAGCTCAGACCGCGCCACAGCTTTATAACTTGCCATTCTTACATCGCCAAATGCTAAGCGTTCTCGGAATTAAAAACGCCGAGAAGTTGGTGCCTATGCAAGACGATATGAAGCCAGTAGATCCAGTCTCAGAGAACATGAACATTCTGTCCAACAAGCCAGTAAAAGCGTTTATGTACCAAGACCATCAGGCTCATATTCAAATTCATATGGCAGCGATGAATGATCCTAAGATTAAACAGATCATGGGTCAAAATCCACAGGCTCCGGCCATGATGGCAGCTATGCAAGCTCACATTACCGAGCACGTAGGCATGGAATACAAGCGTCAGATAGAGCAGCGTATCGGAATGAGTATTCCAGACTTCCAAGATATGAGCGAAGGCATGACTCCAGAGATGGAACAGCAAATTACCATGATGGCAGTACCAGCTGCGCAACAACTTTTGGGTCAAAACCAGAACGCTATTGCAGCGCAACAAGCTCAACAAGCTCAAAACGACCCTGTTATTCAGATGCAACTCAAAGAATTGCAGCTTAAGGCACAGGAAATTGACATTAAACAGAAAAAAATGCAGACCGATGCTGCGGCCAAAGCCGATCAGCTGGAGCTGGAGAAGCAGCGTATCGCTTCACAGAAAGAAATTGCCGGTATGCAAGTTGGTGCTAAGACTAAAGCAGACAAAGCAAACCTTGAAGCTAAGCAACAGTTAGAAGGAATGAAGTTAGGTGCTCAAATTGGGCAACAAAAAGCCCAATTAGAAGTGCAAAAATCAACACAAAATCAACCAAAACCAAAAGGTAAAGAATGAAAGAGAAACTCCTAGAACATTTACTCAAACAAGTAGATCAAAAGGTAAGAAATCTTGAAGAATCACTCGGTACAGGCGTAGCCAAAGACTATTCCGAGTACCAAAAAACGTGCGGACAGATTACAGGTCTTCTGTCCGTGCGGTTGTACATAACAGACCTACAAAAAAACTTGGAGAATTTTGATGAGTGAAATACTAATCGGCTCAAACCCCGATGATGTAAACGCAGTAACAACTTTGCCTCAAACAGACGAAGAAAAAGCCAAACAATTACCTGAACCCGTTGGTTATCGCATCCTTTGCGCCCTTCCAGAC